CTCCAAACTGGTGTCGTTCAAAGAACCACCACTATCGCACCGTGCCGATAGGCACTTCTTCACTCAAGGATAGTTGCCGTGTTAGCTTCTTCATCATCCTCCTCTTCTTCATCATCATCATCTCCCTGGGTAGTATGCATGCGGGACATCTCCGCAAGCTGCTGCTCAGTAAAGATGGGTGCTGTAAGAATAGCAGGCACCGGGTGGAGAAGATCGTTAACCACATTAACTTCGAGAGTGTTGTCGACTTCAGCATGAAGGGGGTTACCCTCAATAGTAGATACATTAAGGGAACCACCTGCTGGATTCGCAACCTCGACTATGCCATCCACTGTGACATGCAATGCCCTAAGAGCAGCTGAAATATTAGACAACAAAGTATTGTTATCCAAAACAGGAACATCAGCCTGTTGCACATCAAAGAGTTTAGCCCGGTCAGCCTTTGCCGTAGCAAAGGTCAACGGTCCTGCGAACCTTTGTGATACTGTGTCAATCAACTCAATCTCATAGCTTAGGAATATACGACCCAATGATCCAGTGCCAACTGATTGTTCAACAACAGAATATAGGTAGCCTTGTGTAAAATCATTCCGATCTTCTCGTGGAACCCCACCGAGAGTAGGAAGAGATACATAAGGGTACCAATTCTGAGATGAACGACCTGGAGCACAATCCATTAGACTCGGGACCTGTCCAACAGAGTAAACGGGTTGAGTAACAGCGTTAGCCATAACTGAAATATCAGATACGGTAACATCGTTCAGGGGAATAGATCCAAGATCCATTTCATCATAACCGAAAGCGAAAGAAATCATACCAGCATGATCGGTTCCCACAGATGGGACCCAAAATGCTTGACACTTAATAAACTTATACCTAGAGTAGCCACGTGCCATAGCATCAAGCCAGCCCAAAGAGCATGGTAGAATGGGGAGCTTGGCTACAATCTTGGTAGTAGCAGCGGAAAAAGTGTAAATCTCTTCGGTATGCGCAATGCGTATACCGTTCGCAATCGGCCTCATGACTGGGGCTCGTTGAATCATAGTGGCAGCATAAGCTGCCGGTATGGTTGTAATTTGGGCCCTGTTCGTCTGAATCTCAGCCCTCGTGCGGTTCCTCCGGGACCTAGCCGTCCTAGAGGTTCCACGCGGAGAATTATTATTATTATTATTTTGCCCTTTCCCTACCAGGGCTACAGCCATACGCATGGCTGCTCGTCTTCTTCGCGTACTTTTCGAAACCATCTTATTTATTTATTTATTTATTTATAATTTGCAAACACAAACTCCAAACACCTAAAATCAATTATATAATGTTTTTATGAGAGGCCAGTCGACCCTCATACTCCACGAGCCGGTTCATTATGACTCCGCGCTGAGGATGATTACGAATCACATCCTCAAACTGGGCGCGCCACTGCTCATACTCGGGGGAAGCTGGATTCTTGGAAAGCAATCTAAAAAGGGTCTTCCATATAGTCTCAGGTATCCCATAAGGATTTCCATAATTCCAATGAGTTGAACAGAAACTAAATCCATCGGCCTTAACGTGATAATCCTTCACATTAAACCCATATTTCTCATACAACTCCTTGGCACCTGGAATGATCTCCTCAACTGCATCGTCTCCCATAGTAAATATGAGAGCATATTGGTCATCCTTAATATGTCCAGCATCCTCAGCAACAATTTGACACAACAAATTGCGCATCACTGAATTCCCAGAACTAGTGGCATATGAACCAGATAACTGTCCCATATCATGCAATTGCTCCCACCATTCGTCAGAGGTCTGATAAATAGACCTACGATGACAAACGTTACGGGCACGCACAATACGAGAATAACACGAGTTATCCGCTTCAGCCAGTGTAATCAGATACTCTGACCACGCCTGCAACAACCACCCTGGAACCGACTGGTCCCAGGCTGAGATATCTGACTCAGCCCGCGAAGGCAGAGACATCATCTGTTCATACAAAGACACCAAACCTGCGTCATGAAGACCCATACCAGGCTTAAATGGTACCTCCTCCCACTTGCGGATGTTCAAATTTGACTGCCTAGAGTACAAAACTCTTTCAATCAACTGATCCACAACAGAAACACCTGAAATTATCCTAAGCTTCCCACTTTCAATCTTACGATTCGCGTGGGGCTCGTTCTTAACAAAACAACGAATTGGATCGCAATAACCTTGCATAACCAATTCAAAAGCAGACAACTCCGAAATAATTTCACTATCACGCAACAAAATACACATACGATCAAAAGCAATTTTAACCAAATAATCCCTAAATGGGACCAAACCAGAGTTTTTCTTCGCCAACTCACAATATGGGACACCCGGATGGGAGTCCTTATTCAGATCATTATCAAAATAATAATACAATCTGAAGGTGTGTGCACAAAAGCCTAAGCTCTTGAAATCATCACACGCAACCTCGCATTCTCTTCGGCTAATAGCCTGTACTCTTTCTCCAATTCGACAATCCTTGCCGCAGCAGACTGGAGGCGGAGCTGCGTATTTCGACGCGCTCTTTGTCCTTTGGATAGCCCGCTGGACATTGTCTCGTCTAGGAGTGAGTCCGGCTCGGTAGCCAGAGAGGTGAGTTTTGAGAGCTGAGCGGAGGTCTGAAGGTGCGGACCCCGGCCACTTATAAGATTCCAATTCAGGAAAGGCATCACTGGCTCCGGGGAGGAGGGATCCGGTAGATCCACCTGCCGGCGCACGCAATCCACTACGAAATCTTCGTCGGAGGATTGGTCGTCCATCTCCATCTGAGAGAAGTTCCTCTTCAACGACAGAGAGACAAAATCTCTCTGCTGTACGAACGGATCTTCCCTTGAGGAGCTCATGGACTGGGCAGGCTTTCCCAAGATTGTCCTCATCTTGAGAGCCCTGTGAAAACCCTGTTCACCAGACTGCTGTTGAACATTTTCCTTAGGTTTGCGCGTACGCTTACCTTTCTTGGCCTTAGTAGCCTTGATCGTCACCTCCGGAACGTCCGGTAATGATACAATCGGTTTAGTTGCAAATGGAATCGGTGGAATCTCCGTCGGTTCTTCAACAATGTCGGCCTTTCCAGATTCTTCCTTCCACTTGAAGAACTCTGTCTTCAAGTAGTCGTAATCCTCTTCATCCTCTTGATCCCAGGAATAATCAAACACTCTTCCTGGTTTCAGAGGCAACGCTGACGTATGTTGTTTATACGTGCCAGAGATTTCCTCGTAAATCGCCAAATTTGGCCCCCAACGCATGACCCTCTGTGTCATGCCTTTCTCATCAAGATCAGGGTCTTGGCGCCACACTCTGTCTTCCCTCTCGGACTCCATCTTACGGAGAATCTCCAATGAGATACCAAAGTTTGCAGCAACCATTGATCCCTGATGGACACCAACAACCACGTTGTTGGCTATTATCGGCGTACCAGACCATGCATTATCAGTAGAGGCATCATGTTCTAGACAGAACACTTCCTCGGAAGAGGCCCTCGACTTTCCCATAGTCATACACCATTGTCCATCCCTTAAACCAAATAAACGCACAGCGTTTACTCTATTTGTGGGACCCATAGATAAGGCACTACAACCTAAAGTAGTCCATACCGTCATGGGCACATCCATACAAACCAAATCAAAATCAGAGCTTCCACTATAAATGAAATTACTCCACGCTTCCATCTTGATAATCGTAGTACCAGAACCGATAAAACGATCCTCCTCAGGATATGCTGTGAGGTCATCCAGAACATGGGCAGCTGTGAGTAGATAAGTCTTAGACCCCATCTTTATACGGGATCCCATGCCAATGATCTTCTTGGTACTCTTAATATAAAAGTACACTATACCCTTAGGCACGGCATCAACCGGTGTAAAGTTAGACCCAGCCATAGCGGACTCTAACGAGGCTCCAGACAAACCCTTCTCCATACGCACCATAACTGGCTTCCCAGCCACATAAGCAAACAAATAAGGACCGTTACTATCGTGTTTCAAGGCACCACGCACCTCTGGCGTATCCAAATCTAATGACCCAACCACATGAGGATGTAGGTAAGACCAGAAATATCGGATACCCCAGATCATTTGTTTCAGGGAGAAGAAGAAAATACCGACCTTTGCGACCATAATCAGCGGACCGCTAGCTACCAGTACAAAATATTCAACCCGAAACCAGATGAAACCACAGACACTCCAAACATAGAAAGAAACTCGAGCCCATAATTCTTTTAGTGAATCTGGTGTACCGAAGCACACACAGAACAACACCAAAGGAACAAGGACACGAAAGATCTCGATCAAGCTTTTATGCATCTTGCAATAGTACAAAAACAGGCAACTATATTGACGTATCGGATAT